TGGAGTTGCAGTAACTGATGGAGTTGCGGTTATGGATGGAGTTGGAGTAACTGATGGAGTTGATGTTATAGAAGGAGTTGCGGTTATGGATGGAGTCGCAGTAACTGATGGAGTTGCGGTTATGGATGGAGTTGGAGTAACTGATGGAGTTGATGTTATGGATGGAGTTGGAGTAACTGATGGAGTTGATGTTATAGAAGGAGGTGCGGTTATGGATGGAGTTGTAGTAACTGATGGAGTTGTAGTAACTGATGGAGTTGCGGTTATGGATGGAGTTGGAGTAACTGATGGAGTTGCGGTTATGGATGGAGTTGTAGTAACTGATGGAGTTGATGTTATAGAAGGAGTTGGAGTAACTGATGGAGTTGCGGTAATCGAAGGAGTTACAGTTATTGATGGCGTCGAGGTTGCGGAAGGAGTTACAGTTATCGATGGAGTTATTGAAGGAGTCGAGGTTATTGACGGAGTTGCAGTAATCGATGGTGTTGCAGTAATCGATGGAGTTGCTGAGTTAGTAGGTGTCGGTGTAGGAGTTACGTTGTAAGTATCTCCTGTAACAATATCAAATGTGGGAGAACTTGAACCCGTGTAAGATAAGGACACTCCAGTAAAATTAGATAACTGTGACAACTGATTGTAATCCCCGTCAATAAATGTTTGAGTGAACCCACTGGTTTCTCCACTAAGAATAGTGATTGACACGTTGTTACTTATAGTATTACCGGTTGTTGTTGATAATACATCAGTAAATGAAACTCCAATATGAGAATTATATGATTCACTTATTGTTGCTGAATATCCAGCACCGATAGAGCCATTAAAGTAAAGCCCTGTTAATGTTAAAGTTGGTACGTTATTAGAGGGGGTAATCGTAGGTGTTACTGAAGGAGTGGTTGTTGGTGTAATTTCATTTGTGGTGCCTACAACAACCAATTCACATCTAATACCTATAGATGATGTTGGTGTAGGTTGTGGTGTTGGTGAAACTCTAACATTAGGTCGACAACACATATCAGGATTAGCAAAAGAATCTATTACATTAACTATTATTTCATTTTGTATTGGTAATATCTCAGTACCTCTTTGACCTATAATTTTAAATTCGGTAATATAACTTCCTAATTTTGAGGTTTCTTTTTGTGTAAATTGAGTTTCTAAGTAATAACTTTTAATGGGTCCTGAGTTTGTCGACCTTTTTACTTTTACAGATACTGGTTTATTAATTATAGTATAAAAACCAGTCTCCTCACTTTTCATGTTAAACGTAATAGTTGACGCGGAAAAATCATCATTAGATGACCAAAAAGAGTTTCCGTCATCTATAAAAACCTCAACGATTAGTTTTGGTAGTGTGCTATTTTTTCTAATATAAAAATTCATAATTAACTAATACTCCCTACTACGTTTAATCGACAATCTGAGTCAACACATTCAATACAGTCTTTACACCAAAAATCATATAAATTGAACTTATCTTTAAGTATTCTAAAATTATGTTGTATTTCAGGTGCGGTAAGAGGCTCCACATACATTCTAAATTGTGAAATACCTCCCATAAAGGTACCCCCAAAGTCAGGCTCCATGATAATATCAGTAGTAAGACCTGATAAACTAGTACCTGATAAGGTTTCGTTCGGCATTAATTCAGGGTCTTGAATATATGGACCCGTAAGTCCTGAACACCCACTAAATATTAAACTCTCTCTTAGTCCTTGCGTTCCTCCACCTATAGATATATTAAAAGGAACCCCTAATTGTTTTTCTTTTTCGGTATTAAGTTCGTGAGGAATAATCTCTTCAAAATCAGGAATTTCCATAAACAGATAACCATTGATGTAAATTTTTAATATTCCTAATCTTTTTATTCTATCTTCAAACCATTTTTGAGTTAAGTTAATGTATGTTCTTTGTTCTTCTTTTGTGGAGCCTGAGTGTGTCTGAGGAGGCATTATTAAATTCGTAGACGACCCATTTAGTTCAGAGGGGAATAATAATTTTCGGACATCCCCTAATCCCCCCCAATTTAATAAATCACAATCTTCCAAAGTGATATATCTTTCAAATACAGTACTTACCATAACCCACGATTCCTCACTTGATGATGTACAAGCAGTATAAATACAATCTTTATAAATTGTATCTGTAGAACAAGTCTCCACTATTGTATATCCTGAACTATATGTTACTCCTGTATTTTCACAAGTACCTGTAGTTATACAATCTCCGGTAAACTTAATATATTTTACACAAATTTTAGGATTAGAGGGGTCTCCTGAAAATCTAACAGAAAACGCATTAGAAAATAAATCTAAGTCGGGGTCAGGTAATTTTTTAGAAACTTCCTTAGTGTACCCACCACAACTACTTATTCCGTGTGTTTGTGTGACCGCAGTTTGTGGGTAAACTAAAAGACAGTCTGAATTAGTAACTCCAGTATCCGAACACGCACAAGTTTTAATACACTCAGTCAACCCTGAGGTCACTCTAGTATATCCCGTATCACTTAATGGGCTACCAGATGCGGGATGGTAATATTTATTTTCTGCCCTCGTACCCATGAAAAAGAAAGTACCTGAATTTCCTGAGTAAACATCATTTAAATATAGAGAATCTGAATCAGGGGTAAATTTGTTTTCTAATCTAGGTTTTAATAATAATTCCGATGACCACCCTTTATTAACTCTTTCGGGGAAAACTTCATAATCGTAACCAAATAACTTATAAAATCCTTGATAAAATCCTCCATATAGTTCGTTATAATATCCAACATCACTATCATTGTAAGAAACTATATTATATAAAGTTCTTTTTGTATTACCCGAAAATCTATGATTAGGCGATTCAGTATATCCTGTAACGGGATGCATCTTAAACCTTCTATCGTAATAATGAGGATTAAACTTTTCAAAATCATTTAAACCCATAGTAAATGTCAGAGTTTCACCTGTCATTTTGTCATATAACCCATTGTCTGTGGCAGTTAAACCAATATCACATAAGGTAGTAGCGGTTTCACAAAACAAATCGTCATTGTTTGGGTTATAGTAGTTTTCAGAAACCAAAGTGTTACCTGAGTAATATTTTCCCCACTGTAACGTTTCTTTTTGATTAGATAAATTAGAGTTTAAATCAATGTTGATGGGTAATATATTACCGTTGTTTTCCCCTATTAAATTAGGTGAAAATACCACTTCAGAGTTATATCCGTCGATATCCGAAGAAAGTGTAATGTCAAAATCGTCAATATTAGACAATTTTGCATCAAATCTATTAAAATAATAATTTTTAATATTTTGCCCGGGCATACTCCTTTTTTATGATAAATACTTCCTTCGATGTATTTATAGAAAAAAACTAAATATGAAGTCGTATCTTTTTAGAACAAAAGAAGAAGCGTTAGACGCATCTAAAGAACTAGGTTGTGAAGGATTTCACAAACACAAAAGAAAAACTTTTATGCCTTGTAAATCTCATGACACTTTTAAAAATAAAGTGGAAGGATTAAAAGAACCTAAAGAAGAATTAGATGAGTTAATTGATTTTGACGGAACAATGAATAATTCTAAAATTCCTATAATTGACCCAAGAACTAGCGCACCTGGTTTAAGTACAATGGATAAAAGAGTTGCGTCAGGACACCAAACCCAAGACCCACTTATGAGGGGATATAGAGTTTATTATGGTGAGTCGTTCGTTAGAGAGGAAGATATGTCAAAAGCGTTTGGTCATGAGGATACTGAATCTATGAATGCTGAGGAAACTATAAATCACTTTATTAAAGCCTATGAATTTAATCCTGAAGATGCAAAAGATAGAGCAGCGGAAATGGGTAAAGACGAAAAAATACCAGTAAATAAAGAAATTGAAAAGGAAGAGGGAGAAGACTTTATTGATACTATGAGGTTAATTGAAAAAGAATTCACAAAAGAAGACATTATAAAAATGGTTGAGGATTCATTAGTTTTAAAGTCTGACGATAAAGGTTTGAATAAAAAAGATTTATCTGATGACTCCGTGTCACCAATCCTTAAAAGAAATTTAAAAGCCCTAAAAAATATGGCCGAAACTGAAGGTATATCAATACCTCAGTTAGTAAAGATGTTAAAAAATGAATAAAGATTTATACCATAGAAAGGCTAAATTACCTGAATCTTTAAAGACCCATTTACAAAAAAGTTTTGAAATGGTGGAGGGGGACAGTAACATTGAGGGTTACAACAGAAATAAAGATTTAAGGGAAAAAGGCGTTATTGGATATCCGGTTTTAAAAAGAATTAAAAACTGGTTCGATTCCTATGACGGAGATGGTAAAGATTTACCTTTTGTTTTGAACGGGGGTCACAGAATGCATAAATGGTGTGACCACGTACTTAATCATTGGAGGGATAGAATGTCTCAAGGAAAGACTGTTAAGTCTGACACAGGAATGGATAATCAATTTATCGACAATCATGAAAAAGAAGGTATAGTAGTTAACCCTCATGATAAACATGAAAAAGGAATTAATAAGTTTGATACTTCAATAACTGAAGAAATTAAAAAAATAAATAAATTATTTAAAACAATAGAATAATGGCAACACAAAATGACAAATTAGATTTTGCACAACCAGAAAATACGTTATCGGCAATTGCTGAGGCGGAAAGAGCAAAACTATTCCCAAGGAATGATTACTCACCTAAGTCAGAAAAGTACTCATCTGTACACCCCGATGCGAATGCTGACGGAGATGAATTAGGTAGAGGAACTGGTACATTTTTAGACGTTTATAATCAAAATGCTGGTACGTCAACTGATGTATTTGAGAGAAAAGACGAGATAAAAGTTAATAAGTACAACTCAAGTCAACCATACAACGTAGAAGGATGAAACTAATAACGACATTTAAATCTTTATTAACTGAAATTGCATCTTTAAGTGATATTGAAGATTCGATTAATAAGAAAATTGTCGTTACAATTTACTACGATGGGGATGAACCTGGAGGAAAGGGTTATAGAACAGTCGAACCTGTCGCAGTAGGATATAGTAAGGGAGGTAATAATTTAGTTTTAAGGGCATATGACTTAGACGGGGCGTCTCATACAGCGACTATAGGCGAAAAACCATTACCTGGATGGAGACTTTTTAGGGTTGATAAAATATTGACTTATCAACCAACTGATGATAATTTTACAGAAATGAGACCTGACTATAACCCATCAGGAGATAACAGTATGTCAAATATGTTATTAAATGCTAAGTTTAATACGTGAGATTTAAATTAAAAAAACTGAACCCCAATACATATGAGCGATTTAATGCAAAAATTAGCGATGTCCAAAAAAATAATGGATAAACACAGTGAAGTACCGAGAGGTCAGTCACCGGGACAACTTCCCATGAGTGAGAATGTAAACGCAACATACAACATACCGGAAAATATAAACAGTCAATTGACTCAACAACCAACACAACAACCAACACAACCATCAATACAGGAAACGGTTAATGTTCAACCAATAAGTCAAGACGCAGTTATAAACTCAAAACTACCTGAAGAAATTAAAAAATTAATGTTAGAAAATCCGATAGTTCAACCTCAAATGAATGGACCGTCACTTTCTAATGAAATAATAGAAGGGGCAACAAGACTAATGGATAATAAGGTTACTCAACAAAGTAGTGCTCAACCAAATAGTATTCAACCAACAAATAATAATTCCGACCTAAAACAAATGATAAGGGATGTGGTAAGAGATACCGTTAGAGATGTGGTTAAAGAAGAATTAAAAAATTCAGGTTTATTAAGTGAATCCGCACAAAAAACTAATGAAACTCTTTCATTAAGAGTAGGTAAACACATTTTTGAAGGTAAAGTAACAAAAATTAAAAAAGTAAGACAATAACTTTTCTTATTAAGTATTTTTTCCTATACTTTTCTAAATAGAAAAGTCATGTCAAAAATTAATGTGTTAGTACTCCCATCAGACAGAACAGGAGTAGGTAAATTTCGTTCTGTTGAGCCACACACGTTTTTACAACAACATTATTCAGATGAATTTCATGTTGATATAGATTACGAACCTAAGGTAAATGACGAAAAATACTGGAAAAAGTACCAAATAGTACATTTTCATAGAGTTATAGGTTCAAATTATGAGCAGTCCCCTTTAATCATTAAACAGTTGAGAGAATGGGGTATTGTCACTATTGGGGATATTGATGATTATTGGCAACCCGGAAAAGAACATCCCGCATATGAATTAGTAAAAAAACATAACTTAAGTCATCACATAATGAATAATTTGAGTTGTGTAGATTATGTTACAACCACTACTGAATTATTTGCGAATGAAATAAGAAAGATAAACAAAAATGTTTTCGTTTTACCTAACGCAATTAATCCCGAAGAACCACAATTTACAGAAAAAACTAAACCTAGTGACAGGTTAAGGTTTGGGTGGTTAGGTGGTTCCTCACATTTACATGACTTGAAATTACTTGATGGCACTACTAATAGGTTAACTGAGTTTAAAAATGATTATCAGATGTACTTATGTGGATTTGACATTAGAGGTAATGTTACAGAAATTAATAGGGAGACCGGTGAGGAGAAGAAAAGACCTATTAGACCTGATGAGACCGTATGGAAGAAATATGAGGAAATATTCACGGATAATTACAAAACTGTAGATGAAAAACAAATGAAGTACCTGATGGAGTACCAATCAGGAGACTATAGTGAAGAAGACGTTTTTTACCACAGAGTATGGACCCAACCGATTAATAGTTACGCTAAAAATTACTCTAAGTTTGACGTATCTTTAGCTCCTATTAAAGACCATATGTTTAACAGGATGAAGTCTCAATTAAAGGTAATTGAAGCAGGTTTTTATAAAAAAGCGTTAATCGCTTCTGATGTTGGACCATACACAATTGACTTAAAACACTCATTAGATAAAGGAAATTTTGTGGATGGTAACGCACTATTAGTTGATAAAAATAGAAATGGTAGTGATTGGGCAAAATACATGAAAAAACTTATTAAAAACCCCTCATGGGTTGAAGATTTAGGTGAGAGACTTTACGAAACTGTGAACGGAACTTACGATTTAAAAAGTGTGACTAAAAATAGAGCGGAATTTTATAAATCTTTAGTAAAATGATAGACGTACCATTAAACAAATTGTTATTTTTTGATTTAGAAACTGTAGGGATAGAGAAAGACTACACTACACTAAATGAAAAGAACCCTGAAATGGGTAGACTTTTTGAAAGTTACCGAAATTGGTTTGAGAAAAGATATCCTGAAGACGTCGATAAGTCTTTAGATGAGATATTCACTAATCACGCAGCATTAATTTCAGATTTTGCAAAAATTATCGTGGCTTCATTCTCATTCATAACCCCAAGCGGAGAAGTACACACCACTACGTTCGCAGAAGATGATGAGAAAAAACTTTTATTAGGGGTAAAAGACTTATTAAATAAAGTGTTAAAACTTGATTTTCATTTGTGTGGGCACAATATAAAGGGATTCGATATGCCAATGTTGTCTAAAAGATTTGTATGTAACGGTATAAAACCCCCAAGTATTTTACCAAAATTAGGTACAAAACCATGGGAATTAAAAGCTGTAGACACGAAAGAATTATGGCAGTTTGGTTCATTTAATTCTCCAGCCTCACTTGATTTAATGTGTGTTGCGATGAATGTGAGTAGCCCTAAAACCGGCGAAGTGTCGGGAAATATGGTACATGATACATATTGGAACTTAAATGGGTTAACTCCTATATCCGATTATTGTGAGAAAGACGTCCAAGTTTTAGTGGATGTTATGAATAAAATTTATAATTTAAAATAATATGTTTAAAAAATTTAATGAACTAAACGACAGTTTGAGAGCCTTAAAAGATTTAGAAAGTAAATTAAGCGATGTGGATATGAGTAACCCCCAAGAATTATTAAATAGTTTAGGGGTAAACATTGATGAGGTTGAAGATAGTTTTAATAACAATTTTACAGGTATTGTTGAGCTAAAATACTTTTTGGACTCAGATAATAAGGAGCCTGAATATGCTTACCCTACCGATTCAGGGTTTGACTTAAGGTCTAATGTCGATATTACCTTAGAGCCTTTTGGTAGAGCGTTAGTCCCTACAGGTATTCATTTTGATGTACCCGAAAGGTGTGAAATACAAGTTAGACCAAAAAGTGGGTTAGCAATTAAACGTGGTTTATCAGTCTTAAATACTCCAGGTACAGTAGACTATGGATATACAGGAGAAATTAAAGTAATCGTCTTTAATATGAGTAATGAGGTACAGAGTATAGTTAAAGGGGACAAGGTCGCTCAAGCTGTTGTATGTCCTGTAGTACAGGGTTCTGAAATTAACCTAAAGAGAGTGGATAAAATTGAGAATAAAGACCGTAACAGTAATGGGTTTGGTTCTACAGGAAATTAAAAAATTATGAAGAAGACTATTGAATTAAAAACAATTACAGATGATGAAGGGTATGCCACTAGTCCTACCTTACCTGACGGAATAAAAAATTATCTTATTGATATAGATGGTACTATCACCGATGATGTCCCTAATGAAGAATCTGAAAGAATGAGACAAGTCATACCATATGAAGGTTCAGTTGAAACTTTAAACGGGTGGTTTAATGAAGGACATATAATAACTTTTTTTACTTCACGAACTGAAGAGGTAAGGGAGATAACCGAGGAGTGGTTAGATAAGTGGGGGTTCAAATATAGTAACCTGTTAATGGGTAAACCTCGTGGGGGTAATTATCATTGGGTAGACAATCACATTGTAAGAGGAACGAGATATAACGGACAGTGGACTGAGTTGACAAATAAAATGGTAGAAATTCAAGTATTTGACGACTAATGATTACAATAGGGTTTAGTACAAGGGAGGTCGATAATAAGTTCATAGAACATATTAAGAAGACTTGTGGTCCAAAAAATATTGAAGTTATACCTTTTGAAAATAAAGGTTCTCATTCTTTAACTGAAGCTTATAATATATTACTTGAGAAAGCAAGTAATAATATTGTGGTACTATGTCATGATGATATATATTTTGATAAAAAGGGTTGGGGTTCTAAAATATTAAACCATTTTAAAAAAAACCCTGACTATGGAATATTAGGTGTTGCCGGCTCAACTATTTTTCCTTCGTCCGCTAGATGGTGGGAAGATACTAGTAAAATGAGAGGGATTGTTAATCACGAACACAATGGTAAAAAATGGGAGTCAAAGTACTCAAATAGTAGAGGTAATAAGATTGACGAGGTTGTGGTGGCAGATGGTGTTTTTTTGTCAGTAAATAAAAACAGATTAAAAAAAACTTTTAATGAAGATATAAAAGGATTTCATTTTTACGATGTAAGTTTTACTTTCGAAAATTATATAGACGGAACCAAAATAGGGATTATGTATGATGTTAGAATTACCCACAAATCAATAGGTCAAACTAATCAAGAGTGGGAAGATAATAGAATTAAAATCTCAAATTTATATAGTGAGTTTTTACCTAAAAAAATACTAAAAGATAAAAACAGTATATTAAAAATACTTTTATTAGTTAAAAAATATATTAAGGAAAATTACAATTCACTTAATACTCATGAACTAACTATTGTATCTGAATCTGTCGAGTATAGTAAAAATATTTTTGAAATTAGTACGATTCCGAGTACATTTTTAGGTGATGGTATTACACAAATAGGGGTAAATAAAACTGTTTCAGTAAAAAATAGGTTATATAAAACAAAACAAGTAGATTATGATTTAATAATTTCAGATTCCGAATTACTTTCTAATAAAATTAAGTACATTTATCCTAACACAAAACATATTTTTATAGGTGAAAAAAAAGAAATTCATAGTTCGGTTGAATTTATAAAGAATCTTAATTATGAAGATATTCATTTATTATCTAATAATAACATATCAAAACCTAAAGTTAAGGTATTGACGGGGTTCTCAAACCAAGGAGGGTCTACATTTGCCATTTCAAGACTAGTTAATTATTTTAATAAAAATGATATACCCTCGACTATGTATGGACCACATGATTATCATTTAAACTTATGTAATTCTGACTTAAGTGAAAATTTATCATTAAATACAGAAGACATTCTAATTACACATTTCATAAATTTAAAAGAAAGACCTAACGTAAAAAAAGTAATTTTATTTTGCCATGAAAAAAATCTTTTTGAAGTGTCAAAAATGAAACCTTACTGGGATGAAGTAGTGTTCCTTAATAATAAACACAAGAATTATCATTCAGGATACGATGGAAAATACACCATAATACCTAACTTTAAAGAGTTTTTTGAGGTCAGTAAAACTAAGGATAGTATAAACACTGCAGGTATTATTGGGTCTATAGATATTAATAAACAAACCCATAAATCTATTGAAAGGGCTTTAAATGATGGATACCAAAAGGTTATACTTTTTGGTACTGTAACTGATATAAAATATTATCAAGATTATGTCAGTCCTTTAATTGATGGTAAAAATGTTATAGAATATGGTTTTACTGATGATAAAGAAAAAATATATTCTATGGTTAATGCTGTTTATCAGTCTTCTTTAAGTGAAGTCGCATCTTTAGTAAAAGAAGAGTGTGAGATGACTGGTACAAAATTTAATGGTAACTCTCACATAGACAATGATACTGAATCATTGTCGGATGAAGAAATATTTAAAAAATGGAAAAATTTATTAAAATTGTAAGATGATAATATTAACTACTCTTTTTAACGCTGAAAAATACATCGAAAGATGTTTGTACTCAATAATGAGTCAAACATTTAAAGACTTTAGATGTTATATAACTGATGATATGTCTACAGATAAAAGTGTGGATATAGTTAAAAAAATTATAAAGGACGACGACAGATTTATTTTAATAGAAAATAAAGAAAAATTTTATCAACCAGGAAATTACGACCAAGTAATTAGAAGTAATCCATTAATTAATGATGATGACGTTTGCGTTGAGGTAGATGGGGATGACTGGTTACCTGATTCAAAAACACTACATAGAATTAACAACGTTTATCTCGATAAAGATGTTTGGATAGCAAATGGTAAATTTAGGTATTCTTCAGGTGCAAATGGTTTTGCACAAAAACAAACTAATTTTGACTCTCTAAGGAAACATAGATTTACTGCATCACATATTAGAACTTGGAGGGCTTTCCTTTGGAGAAATATCGACATATCTGATTTAAAGGATGAAAATGGAGTATATTGGAAAATGACCGGTGATTTATCATTTATGTTTCCTATGCTTGAAATGTCAGGGGAAAAACATTATGTCTTTATGGAAGACATAAATTACGTTTATAACGAACAAAACCCAATTAATGACCACAAAGTAGATTTGTCATTAGTAAATGAAATTGCCTTAAAAATAAGAAATAAAAAAAAATATAAAAAAATATAAAAATGAAAAAAGTTTGGTATGCCCCCTATAAGTTTGAGTCCTATGGTGAAGAGGAAATAAAAGCAGTAGAAGAATCACTTAGAAGTGGGTGGTTAGGAGGTCAAGGACCTAAATCTATCGAGTTTGAAAAAGCGATTGCAAAGCGTTTTGGTAAGAAGTTTGGTGTTTTTGTTAATTCAGGCTCTTCCGCCTGTTTATTGGCTTTGGCGGCGTTAGACCTTTTAAAAGGGTCTAAAGTAATTACACCGGCTTGTACCTTTTCAACAACTTTAGCCCCAATAATACAGTTAGGATATGAACCTGTGTTTGTTGATGTGGGTTTGAATGACTACGTGGCACATGTTGAAGATATTATTAACGTGGTAACACCTGAGGTTAAGGCGATTATGTTACCTAACCTAATAGGTAATAAACCAAATTGGAAGTTACTCAAGGAGCAGTTAAAGTTAATTGGTAGAGAAGATATTTACTTGATTGAGGATTCGGCGGACACCTTAACTGAAACCCTTGAAACTGATGTTGCGACAACTAGTTTTTATGCGTCTCACGTTATAACTGCAGGTGGTGTTGGCGGAATGGTAATGTTTAACGATGAAAAGCACGTTACTAAATGTTTACAGTACCGTGATTGGGGTAGATTAGGTAATGACTCTGAAATAATGGACGATAGATTTACTCATGAAGTTGACGGTATACCTTATGACCACAAATTTTTATACAGTGTATTAGGTTACCATATGAAATGTAGTGAAATGAATGCCGCTTTTGGTTTAGTTCAGTTGGAAAGGTTTAAAAAGTTTTCACAGATACGAAGAGATAATTTTGAACGATATATAGAAAACTTACAAGGTATTGGAGATTTGATTTTACCTGATGATTCAATTGAACCTAATTGGTTGGCGATACCGTTACAAACTGAAAAAAGGTTTGAGTTATTAACATTTTTAGAAAATAGTAATATTCAAACTAGAGTTACCTTTGCGGGTAATGTTACAAGACACCCTGTCTATAGAGAATACTTACAGGATTTTGAAAATTCTGATTTAATCATGAAGAACGGTTTTTTGTTAGGAGCTCATCATGGGATGAACATAGAAGACGTTGATTATGTTTGTGACAAAATAAAAGAATTTTTTAGTGAGTCATGAAACCTTTAGTTTTAGGTAACGGTCTTTTAGGTTCTGAAATTATAAAATTAACGGGATGGGACTTTGTTTCTAGGAAGTCTCATAATTTTAATATTGAAAATTTTGAGTCTTATATTGATTCACAATATGATACGATTATAAATTGTGTGGCAAATACAGATACCTACTCAAAAGATAAAGATTCTCATTGGGATGTTAATGTAAAATTTGTTGATAAGTTAATTGATTATTGTAACAGTAATGATGTAAAATTAGTTCATCTGTCTAGCGATTATCTTTATACGGGGTCAGAAGTTAACGCTTCAGAGGAAAGTGTTCCTGTTCATTGTGACACTTGGTATGGATATACTAAATTAGTTTCAGACGCTTTAGTTCAGTTAAGGTGTAAAAATCATTTATTAATTAGGTGTACTCATAAACCAACACCATTTCCATATGATAATGCTTGGGTTGACCAAGTTGGTAACTTTGATTATGTCGATATAATTTCTAATTTAATTATAAAATTAATTAAAAAGAATTTATCGGGACTCTATAATGTGGGGACTGAAACTAAAACTATGTTTGAACTGGCGTCAAAAACAAAGACGGTAAATAAATCATTTGCTCCTGTAAATGCACCTAAAAATACGTCTATGAATATTAAAAAATTATTAACAGACTTAAATGAATAATCCATTTTTTTCAGTTGCAATACCAACTTACGGATATGACGGTAAGGGTTCTGATTTTTTAAATTTTAGTTTATCTAAATTAAGTAGTCAGACTTTTAAGGATTTCGAGGTTGTTATATCTGACCATAGTAGTGATGACACGATAAAAGAAGTGTGTGAGAGATGGTCGAATAAGTTAAATATAAATCATACTTTTAATTCAAAAGGTCGAGGTATTATCTCACCTAACATTAATGAGGCGTTAAAAAAGTGTGAAGGGAGATGGATAAAGATATTATTTCAAGATGATTTTTTATTTGATGAATACTCGTTAGAAAAACAAAAAAAATTCATAGAAGACAAGGATAACTTAGTATGGTTTTTTTCAAAATTTTACCACAGTAATGACGGTAAATCGTTTTATAGATTATATACACCGAAGTGGAATAATACTGTTTGGGTTGGAAATAATACTTTAGGTTGTCCTAGTGGACTTACGATAAAAAATAAAGATATTTTATTTTTTGATGAAAATCTTAATTGGTTAATGGATTGTGATTACTATCAGAGTATGTTCATTAAATACGGCGAACCTGAGGTATTAGATGAGATAACCGTTGTAAATAGAACATGGGGGAATCGCCTTACTGATACCATATCTCAACAAATAAAGGATGAGGAATTTGTTTTAGTTAAGAAAAAATATGCTTGATTTAAATAATATAACTTTAGTTGCCCTAACAAGTGTTAGGTTAGAACAAACCATAAAGGCGTTACAACACAGTTCTTTAAAAATTAACTTCGGTGACATAAAATTATTAAGCGATATTAAACCTGATAATTTACCTGATAATATAACACATGAGTATGTACCTAAATGTAATAATATAGATGAGTGGAATTATCATATAATTTATACTTTACCAAAATATATAGAAACCGACTATATCATTTTAATACACGATAATGGGTTTATTGTAAATCCTGAAGTGTGGACTGATGAATTTTTAAAATATGATTATATCGGGGCGCCATGGCCATTACCTAAAGATGATTTTTCATATAGAGATATAAATGGAGAAGTTATTAGACAAGGAAATAGTGTATCTCTAAGAAGTAAAAAATTATTAGATGTTGCGAACAAATTAGATTTAGAATGGAAAGCCTTTCATGGTTTTACAAATGAAGACGGATTTATATGTGTTAATTATCGTCATGAATATATAAATGAAGGTTGTGTTTTTGCACCTATCGATATATCCTGTTTATTTTCTAAAGAAACTGAGTTACCTGAAAATCGCGGAATTAATACGTTTGCCTTTCACAACTATAATGGAGAAAACAGAAAATACCCTAAATTTTAAAATAATGAAAGATAATAACTACAGGGGCTAAATTAATAATCACCGATTTTAATCATTTACCCGAAAACCCCAAAGATTTTTGGACGGATGAATATACCGATAACTATATAGTATATGATAAGGCACATAGATTTAATGAAACTAATAAAATAGTCCATAAAGAAAATTTAGGGTCAAATATATATGATAAATGAGTACTAAAGAAATTGTAATAGCGGCTTACGATAAAGAATTAGATTGGATAACCCAATTTGATTCTGATATTAAACAAACAATATACAGAAAAGGTATTGAAACTGATAATGAAAATGAAATATTTATTGAGAATAATATGGGTAGATGTGTACATTCATTTTTTTATCACATTTATAAAAATTATGATAATTTATCAGACATAACGTTCTTTGTACAAGATTATCCATTTGACCACTGGGAAGATTTAATTGAAGTAATTAATAATGAAACTTGGGTTGATAGGTGTGCTTTAGAAATCGAGGGTTATTATGGTTTCCATTGGAATTCTATAAAAGTTCCATCACCAAAAGGGGGTATTATGCACTCCCTTAAACCAACAACACATCATGGTAATGGTAACATTATTAGTTGTAACTCAAATGGTAGCCCACAAGACCGAAACCCATTAATAAATGTTGATAAATATTGGGAATTATTATTTGAAGGGATACCACCACCTATATATGAATTCATACCAGGTGGACATTTCGGCATAACAAAAGAATATACCCATCTAAGGTCTCGTGAATTTTATGGTAAAATATGTAATTTATTAACTGAAGATATATGGGCACCATGGATGATAGAACGTTTAGAGTGTTACATATTCAACCCAAAATATAAAACAAAATTATGATAACGACAAATTTAACTGGAAATCTAGGGAACCACATGTGGCAATATGCGGTATGTAGAACAATAGCTGAGAAACTAGGGTATGAGTGGGGTATAAACCCATCGCCAAGTCATGATTACTTTAAAGGGCAATCACAAATGACATTTATGAATGTTGATTTTGGTAAACCTGTAGAAGGTATTATACATGAATATCATGAATCTTGGAAAGAAATATCTCACGTAGATAAAGTTAATATAACAATGTTAAATCCCTCATTATATGAGATACAAGATAATACTATATTAGTCGGAGATAAGAGTATTAACCCAGGAGCGATAGGTGGTATATATCAGTCAGAAGAATATATAATTAATAGAAAGTCAGATATTAGAGAATGGTTTAAGATTAAAAACGAGTCAAAAAAAAATTATGATAAAATATTATCTGATAAGGGTATTGTTCTTGATGAAAATCTTTGTGTTATTAATTTCAGAGGTGGGGAGTATAGGTCGATACCAAATGTATTATTAAGAAGGGAATATTGGAGGGATTCAATTAACCACATGTTAATAATAAACCCTAATATGAAATTTGTGATTATAACAGATGACCCAAACACCGCAAATAAGTTTATGCCCTTTCCAATCGAATCAATTCATGTTGATGTTGGATTTGATTTTTACGTTGTCAATCAAGCTAAATGGAATATAATATCCAATTCAACATTTGGTTGGTGGGCAGCATGGCTTAATGACAAAACAAATAAAATAATAGCTCCTAAGTATTGGGCTAGACATAATGTTAGTGATGGGTATTGGGCCACAGGAGATTCGTACACCATAGGGTTTACATATATGGATAGGGAAGGAAATTTATATGATTATGAAACTTGTAAAAAAGAGGCAGAAATTTACTATAAACAAAAAAATATAATTTAATATGAGTTATACAGAGATACCAAACGAGGAGTTAGAAATTTTTAAAAGATTAAGTAATAAATTCAAAGTTGTTTTTGATGTAGGTTGCAGAGATGATATTGATTATTTTAAGATTAATGATTTATGTGAATATCACTTATTTGAACCAAATACAATAGCGATAAATTCTTTAAATGAAAAATTAGGTAAGTTAGAAAATCATAATATAAAATTAAATGAATTTGGTTTATCTGATACAACACAAGATAATTGTGTTTATTATAAAAACGTTGAATCTTTTACGATAAATCCATTTGCTAGAACAATAGATTCTGGTGATAGATTCTCTTTAAAAAAATTAGATGATTATATCTCAGAAAATAATATTGAAAAAATTGACTTTATAAAAATAGATGTTGAAGGGTTGGATTATAAAGTTATTTTAGGTGGTTTAGAGGCTATTAAAAATAAAAATATTGTGTCATTCATTCAAATAGAATATAATGGTGGCGTTAAACAATACGTTGATTTGCTTGATAATTTTGAGTTTTATTGGATGATGGAACCAAGATTATTATCAGCTGTTAATAATATGGGTAATAAAAATGATTTTAACAAATCATTAATTAGACTTGATATTGACATAATTAATTTTATTGATAATACCGTATCCCCAACTGGTAATGGTGGTAATATTTTTGGTGTTAATAAAAAAAATGTTGACTTTGATGTTGATAAAATAATATTTAAAATAATTTAATATGCGAAAAATTTATGATTGTTTTAATTTTTTTAATGAATTAGATTTATTAGAAATAAGGTTAAATACACTATATGATATAGTTGATTATTTCGTAATCATCGAATCAAACTTAACTCACTCTGGTGAGGTTAAACCATTTTATTATGAGGATAATAAAAGTAGATTTGAAAAATTTTCAGATAAAATTATACATTATAAGGTGTTAGATACTCCAGAACAATTTAATAATTTACATAATGGTGATGATGAAATACTAAATCAAATCTATCATTATATAAATAAACAAACTAATAGGTTTAATAGAAACACACAGCCCGATTATGGTAGAGACTTCTTTCAAAAGGAATGTGTTAGAAGACCCTTAACAAATTGTTCTGATGATGATATAATTATTATTTCTGACTTGGATGAAATACCGAACCCTAAAATACTAAGTAATGTACACGAATTAAATCTATCTGAAAATATATATCGGTTAAATCAAAATATGTATTGTTATTATTTAAATGTGTTTAAGGAGAAAAATTGGTTTGGTAGTAGAATTCTTAATTATGGTAAACTTAAAAATCTATCAATAAATGAGGTTAGAGGTGATAATACACTTAGTGTTGAATTACCAAATGGTGGTTGGCACTTCAGTTTTATGGGAGGAAAAGAAATGGTAAAAAAGAAAATAACATCTTATTCTGCACGAGATTTAGGAGGTAGACATGTTTTAAACTCTATTGAATCAAATATGGACAAGAATATTGACCCCTTTTTTAGGGGTAGTCTTAATGTTGTTGAAATTGATGATACTTACCCTAAGTATTTGATTAATAACCTTAAAAGGTATGGTCACCTCATAAAAAAAATATGATAACTTGCAAATTACAGGGAGGATTAGGAAATCAAATGTTCCAAATATCTGCAACTATTGGTCACGCTCTGAGGTATGGTTTTAATTATGGTTTTGATTTTAACCGTTGTTATACTCCTAATCAGGGTCATAAATCATCCACATATTCAAATAACTTTTTTAGAGACATTAACGAAAGAATCGACTTATCAGACTTATCTAAATATAATTTATTTAATGAGAGAGGGTTTTCGTATCAGGAAATACCAAATAAAGATAATATTATTTTATCGGGTTACTTTCAAAGTGAAAAATATTTTAATAATGTTAAATCCGTAATTAAAGACCTTTTTTATTTCGATGAACAAATAAAAAATAACGTTAATAAATTATTAAACTCAATTAATGAAGAAAAATGTGCGATTCATATTAGAAGAGGTGATTATGTAAATAAACCTGATTTTCATTTAGTTTGTGATAATACGTACTATCAAAAAGCTATCGATTTTATTGGTTCAGACAAACATTTCATTGTGGTATCGGATGATATAGAATGGTGTAAAGACAATATAAAGTCAGATAATATAACTTTTACTCCATTTAAAGACGAAATAAGTGATTTATATTTAATGACACAATGCGAACATAAAATAATGTCTAATAGTTCTTTTAGTTGGTGGGGAGTGTGGTTATCAAAAAAAAGTGGGGTTGTGGTTTCCCCAAATAAGTGGTTTAATTATAATGGGCCGCAAGATTTTAACGATATATATTTAGATTCTTGGGTTAAAATATAAACGATTTATTTTTATTAAAAAATTAATATATTTTAATAAAATATAATACATGTCAACAAAACAAAAAGGTAATGAAAAGCCCTTTAATAATGTTAAGGAGTTAGTTAATTCTATAGTAAATCGTAAAACAAGGAAAAAGTTTTTATCGGATAATCAGAAAACTTACTACCAAACATTATTAGATAACGAAATAACGATATGTTCAGGTCCTGCGGGAGTAGGTAAATCTTTTATCGCTATGAGAGCAGCTATAGATTTACTATTAGATAAGGATAATGCATATGAAAAAATTATTATTGTTAGACCGGCGGTGGAGGCTGAAGAAAAATTAGGTTCTTTACCTGGTAATTTAGAAGAAAAATTAGACCCTTATATTTTTCCGTCTTACTACCTACTAAATAAAATCATAGGTAAAGAAGCTAGAGAAAAATTAAAACAGAATGAAGTTATTGAAGTTTTTGCGTTAGCATATATGAGAGGAATGAATATTGATAACTCTATATTAATTTTTGAGGAGGCTCAAAACGCGACTCCATCTCAGATGAAACTACTATTAACTAGAATAGGTTTTAATTCTAAATTTTTAATATCAGGTGATGTGGAGCAAACAGACCGTTATAGAGATAAAACACAATCAGGGTTATATGACGCTTTAAAAAGATTTAGAAATATTGATGATATCGGAGTTTTTGAGTTTGATAACAAGGATATCATAAGGAATCCTTTAATAAGTAAGATTTTAGACAATTACGAGTAAAATGAAAATCGCAATAGATTTAAATGGTGTAATTAGAGATGTTTTTGGTAAATCAGCTCAGGTTTACGAAAAATTTTATTTAGATGAATTATCTGAATCACCAACCTCTCAGTATAATGAAGAAACCGAAGAATGGGTTAAAGAAGATAATGATAAAAATTCTTTTGATTACGAATTAAACTTACCAGTTACGTCATTAAATTTAATTGACCACTTTAAGTTTGATAATGATGAGGATTTATATGATTTTTTCTATGTTGATTTTCCTATGGAAATATTTGGTCACAGTCCGTCGATACAGAATAATACATTTAATATTTTAAATGATATATATGTGAATTTTAGAGATTTTAATGAAATCACTATAATTTCAGATGAAATAGGTAAGTCCAAACCGGCAACTTTATTTTTCCTATCTAAATACGGATGTTTAATCGAAAACATTAAGTTTTATTCAAAAGTGACTTTATCAGATACTTTCGATTCATTTGATGTTATTATTACGTCAAATCCCGATTTATTATCATTAAAAAATGATAATAAAACTATAATAAAAGTAATAACTACATATAATTCTGAATTTGACGGGGATTACAACATCTCTAATATTGAAGAGTTATCTGAAGTATTAACAAAAATTAATATATAATAATATGTTGGAAATTTTAGGAGAAATGTATTACATAGATTTAAATGAATTAAGTGATACTATTGATATGTCCATCCCTACAATAAGTGGTGAAACTGAACAAACTATAAACTTAGTTTCATTTGAAGTTTTAAAGATGATGCTTGAGGTTATAATGACTGAACGTGAGGAAGTTGACGAAAATTTAGGCATCCACTCGGTTAAAAATTTAAGTATTCCCTTTAAAATTGCATTTAATACATTATTAAAACATCAAATACTAAAACATTTATAAAAATGAATGAAGAAACGTTACTAAAAGTAGAAAAGTCTATCGAGAACTTACGTGATAAGTCCTCTAGAATTTATTTTATGGTTCAGGATACTAAAGGTAATCCTAAGGCCGGTGTTAGGATGTCATATCAAATGGCTCAAACATTAAAAGAAGAAGGTTATAATACCTTTATTATGCATGAAAAAAATGATTACACCGGTGTATCATCATGGATGGGTGAAAAATATATGGAAATCACACACTCATCAATAGAAAATCAAAATTTACAGATATCACCTGAAGATTTTATAATAATACCTGAAGTATATGGTCATGTTATGGAACAGGTGTCAAAAATGACATGTGCTAAAATTGTCTTATGTCAAGCTTATGACCATATGTTAGAGACATTACAGGCTGGAACATCTTGGTCCCAATACGGATTTTTAAAATGTATCACAACAAGTGAAACTCAAAAAAAATACATTTCAGAAATAATGAAAAATATATCTTTCGATATAATTAAACCACTTATTACTGAAGAATTTACCCCTAAAACATTACCATCTAAACCAATCGTTTCTATCCACACAAGAGACCAGAGGGACACTATGAAAATAATAAAAACTTTTTATTTAAAATACCCTCAATATAGATGGATTACTTTTAGAGATATGAGAAGTTTAGATACTAAAGAATTCGCCGAATATTTAAAAGACGCGTTTGTATCAGTATGGGTTGACGATATTTCAGGTTTCGGTACATACCCTATTGAATCAATGGCAAGCAATACTCCTGTAATTGGAAAAGTCCCAAATATGAAACCGGAATGGTTAAACGATAATAATGGTATATGGACATATGAGTTAAATAACATTCATGATATACTTGCTGAATATATACAGAATTGGTTAGAAGATAATGTTAATATTGAATTGTACGATAATGGAATTGAAACTTCTAATGAATACAAAAATCAGGATTCCTTTAAATCTTCAGTTATTGAATTATTTGAGGGTTACTTTAACTCTCGTAGAGAAATTTTTGAGGTTCAATTAGAAAAAATAAAAGTAGAAGAAGAAAATTAATTAAAATGGAAAAATTAAATATATCAGTGGTTTTACCTGTAGAATCTTCTAAACATAAAAATTTTACAGACCTATTTAAATCTTGTATTGTTTCAGTACAACAACAAATTAAAGAATCTGTAAGAGGTGAAAATGTTATAGATGATATTGAGTTGGTTATAATCCATTCAGGAGAAGAGAGTTTAGTAGAATTAATTAATAATTCAGACTTTAGTGGGTTAACTACTAATATCATTCATAATGAAGGAGATACGGACTTTAGTACTCAAGTTAATTTAGGTATTGAAAAGTCGTCTCACGACTGGGTAACAATATTAGAATTTGATGATGAGGTATCGAGCATATGGTTTAGGAACGTTTATAAATATATTAACGCATACCCACACATAAAAGGGTTTTTACCTATCGTTGTTGATACTGACGAAAATGACACGTTTGCAGGATTTACTAATGAAGCTACATTCGCGGCTAACATGAATAGTGAAATTGGAATACTAACCAACGAAGTACTACTAAACTATCAGAATTTCCAAACGAGTGGTATGGTTTTTAAAAAATCAATATTTGATGACTTTGGTGGTTTTAAGAAATCCTTTAAGTTAACCTTTGTATATGAACTATTATTAAGGTTGACTTATAACTCTGTAGAAATAATGACTATACCTAGAATTGGGTATAAACACTCCAATATGAGGGAGGGGTCAATTTTTTGGAACTATAAAAATGGAGAATATCCATTAACTCAAGAAGAAGTTTCTTTTTGGATTGAATCAGCAAAAAAAGAACATTTCTTTAAAGATGATAGAGATATAAAATATGAAGTGATTGATATTTAATGTTATTAAATGAAACGGGAAATACTGTAAATCCTGAAACTAAAGGTAAGAGGGGAAGAAAGGCTAAATCTCAAAACTATTTTGATGTGAGAGAGGAGAAGGCTGTTAGGATGTTCCTGACCGCCTCTACATGGGAGGAAAAAAACACCATATACAATGAGTTTTTAAGGGGACCTTTAGATAAAATGATAGAATCTATTATTAGAAGATATAAACTATATCGTAAAAATATGGAGTTTAGAGATATTCATAATGATACCCATTCATTTTTAATGACTAAAGTTGATAAATTTAAACCTGATAAAAATAAAAAGGCGTACTCTTATTTTGGTACTATATGTAAAAACTATTTAATGGGTCAAATAATAAAAGACCAAAAAGAACAAAATAGAAAAATATCATATGAGGATATCACGACTAAATTAGAAAGTAGACCTGACATGGTATATTATTTAGAGTATGAAAAATTACTACCAGAAAAGGTAATAAAAGAGTTTATAAAAGAACTAAATAAGTTTATTGATAATACTGATTTAAATAATAATGAATTAAAATTAGGATACGCATTAATTGAGTTATTTGAAAATTATGAGGATATATTTATTGGTACGGATAATAATAAATTTAATAAAAATATCATATTATTATCATTGAGAGAAATGACTAATTTAACCACTAAAGAAATAAGGACTTCTATGAAAAAGTTTAAAAATCTATACTTTGATTTGACCGTTAAATTAAATAACCTATAAAATACAAATTCAATAATATTTATATTATTATGGGTAGACCAAAAAAGAAAGAAATAATTTTAAGTAAAGACTCCGTTTTAGGGTTAATGCAAGAAATTTATAACGAACTTGTCGAGCAAAGAGCAACTGCGGTACGTATACAAAATAAAATGTTAAACCTATTAAAAGGTGCAGAAGACATGGCGGTTATAGGTCCTGTTATTAAAGAACAACAAAAAATTATAAACGATACCATAGAAAAAAAATTATCATTATCTAAACTACAATCATCAATATGGGAAAAATCAACAAATAATAGTGAGGATAATTTTAACTTAGCGGAAATGGACGACGATGTATTACAGGCGCTAATTAATAAAGATACTGACGATAATAATAAAGATGGTTATAAAATGAGTTAATTATGGCTACAGACGTTAAAAAAGGACTTAATGATGCTTCATCTCAAATAATCTCTTATGGTACCACCATTAGTGTGCAGGAAACGGAAAAAAAATTAAAGAAACTATCTAATGGTAATAATTTTGAACTATCTAAAAGTGAATCAGTAAAACAACTTAACGCAATAGGTGATGTTAAACAGAGAGCACAAACAGAGATAAAAAACCAATTTGAGGAGTTAATAGATTTGTTTAAACTGTCTATGCCATCCAAACCTGGTATAAACTCTAAAAGTATTGATTTTCTTTTAAAGCAAATTCTTTTAGCTAGCCAAAACACTAAGAGTAGAATCTCAGAAGTATTGGTCGAGGAAAGTATGAAGGTTGCGGGATGTTCTCAAGAACAGACGTTTGAGGGTAATGACGATAATGACGGACCTAATAAGTTATATGTTAGAGTAAACCAAATAGATTTATTTAAACTCTTAAAAAAAGACCCTGAAGAAGGATTTAATAGTATTTTATATGAGTCCACTAATCCCGTAAATGGGTCTCAACCATATTCCATGGATAAGGAGTTATATAATCGACTTCAAAACGAAGGGTTTTCTTTTAATGACGAATATGGTAGTGATTATATAGGTTCAGCTAACAGTCCCATTATGAATATCACATATGTTACCTCATACGTTAAAAATGGTACAACATATTATGGAAATTTTTATGAAATAACTTTAAGGAATAGACCAAATTTAAATCGAGTTTCAGATTTTTTAAAGGATTATTATAATTCTATTGATTTTTTGAACTTTGATGGTCTTTCGGTTAAAATTATGAACTCTCTAACTAACTTTATAGATATATCTGGAAATTTATCCATTAATGAAAAGGAGGAGCAATCTAAGTTTGAAAAGATAGTGCAGAGAATACTTGGGTTGTGTTTTGATAATAATAAAGAAATTGACGTATCAGGAAATGCTAAGAATTCTGCTTTAGATACTATTAATGAATCTTTCTTTGAGATGTCACCTATAGATTTACGTAACATCGAAAATAACGTGAATAATATGGTAAATGGTGTTACTGAGTTTGAGGATTGTAATAATGTTAAAGTTCCTGTAAACGTACAGTCTATATCAAAATCTATAGGTAATATGTCATTTTTACCTGATAATGAAAAAATTGATTATTTTATTCAAGAAGCCGATAATATGTCTAAGGACGAAAACTGGAAATTACTTCTACCTGACAGTCTTAATATAAATGTATCAATAAAAAGTGGAATATTAAAAGTAATCCCACAAGCAGTTGTCCTTACTATTTTATCACCAAAAGTTTTATTAGGTTTAATGGTTATATTAAAATCTTTAGGTAGTACTATAATTGATGAAATTGAAGGTTTTGATACATTTATGAGAAATATGAAAAGCTTTTTAATTAATTTAGTTAGTCGGATTGGCGCTATTTTTATTGAAGAACTTTTTATGTTATTAAAAGCTAATCTAAGAGCGTTAGTTGAAACATTATTAATTGAGGTAGTAAAGGAGTCTAAAAACGCCTCTCTAAGTATTGTAACTTCTATTATTTATGCGTTAATACAAGTTGCGTCAGGTATTGTGGATTGGCGACAATGTAAGAGTGTAGTAGATGAAATATTAAATTTATTAAAGTTAATACCTCAACCTATTCCCGGAATACCTAACTTTGCACTTTCGTCTGCAAGATTACTACCAGGTTACTCACCAACCAGAGCTATGGCATTAATAAATGAAAATTTACAAAAACTAGGTCTACCTACCGGTGATATGCCTGACGGGTCACCTAATTTAATGTTACCATCTATGTTTCAACAATTAAAAGGTAGTAATCAAGAAAATCTTAACAACAGTAAAACTGAAATTTATGTACCCGCAACTGCAGTTGCGGCATTTGCTGGAGGGGTAACCTTTCCGGTTAAAGCCTTTGGAAAATCTTATTAAATATGGATGATAAATTAAAAAATGTTATTATAAACTATAAGTCTTTACCTAATAAAGAGTTAGAATTTGGTTTAGGTTTAATAAGTGAAGATTTTGAGGACACTAAAAAACTATTAGTTAAACTTACTCACCATTTAGATTCTTTAGAAAAAAGTTATAATAATATATTAGAAGAATATAAAACACGAAATAAGTAATGGGTCTTGAAGGTAAAAGCAATAATAGAGATATATTAAATTCACAATTAATATATAAAGGTCAGTGTATAAACAATGACGACCCGATGAGACTTGGTCGGATTAGAGCTTTATTAAAGACTGAAAATCAATCTGACAGAGAAATTGCTAATGAAAATTTTGGTAAACAAACTTATAAAGATTGGGGTGAAAAGGACCCCTTTGTTTTCAAACCTCTACTACCTTTTTTCATTAATACCCCACCTAAAATAGATGAGTATGTACACCTTTTTTATAATAATATAACTAGAAAAGGTAGTAAAGATAAATACTATATCGGAGGGGTGTACAGCTCCCCAACCACATCAAATGTTGAGGTTTACGACTCGGCAATTACTAATTTAGAAGAGGGTTCAAGAAATAAGCCGTTTCCAAATTTATTAAATGAAGAGGGGGAGTATTTTATTAAAGACTCTAAAGGTATATACGCCGACCCTAATGATATAACACTATACGGTAGGGGTAGTTGTGATATAGTAATACAAGATAACACAGTACTTTTAAGGGCGGGTAAAAATAAAAATTTTCAAGTAGGTCAGACTCCGAGAAAAAATGAAAAACGTTCTTTTTTACAATTAAGTAAATTTGACAGTAGGACAGTTTATGGTCAACCAGAAAAGAAATATATATTTGGTTCACAACATAAAGATTTAAAATGTTTAATAGAATACGATATTATTAACCCTGAAAATCAAGCGAATAACTTTAGAGGTATCATTTATATCTATAATTTAACACAGCCAATTTCTACTCAGTCAATATCAGTAAATTTACCTATACCTGAAACGTCTAAATCTTTAATGACTACAGTATCTTTTGAATCAAAGACTATTAATCAAGTAAAAACATTAATTAATCAAGTTTTAGAGGGGTTTATTAAGTCAAATATAAATGGTATCGTTACACAACAATCTGAAAATATTACGGTTAGTGGTCCTGAAAGGTTTGATGCAGGTGGTATTTTCCCCTTTTATTTTAGACCACAAAACAGTTTTTATAAACTTTTAAATGGTGTGAATTCATCAACTAACCCACAAGTAATGTTTAATGTAAGTAGTATTATATCACAAGTTTCTATTAAACCTACCGATGGTTTAAGTAGAGGTTATAGTTTGGTATATGACAAAAATAAAACAGATTCGGTACCACTTATACCTACAAGACAAGATATAATACCTAAAAAAGTGGAGCCTTTTAATAAATCTGTTGGTATTTTTGGTGGTGATGAAATTTATTTGTTATCTCATAATTCGCAAAAATCAGGTACTAATGGTAAAATCGACTTGTCCGATACACTATACGGAATAAATGAGAATTTAGTTGCCGATGAAATTGAACCTAAAACATCCTCTATGGTTAGGGGTGAAGAATTATTAGACTTATTAAACTTAATGATTCGATTTTTGGTGGGTCACGTACATGCGTACCCCGGTTTACAACCCGTACCTCAAAGTGTTGACGGTGTTACTGTAGATAACCTTCTTGAGGAGTTATTAAATGCGCAAGATACAATTTTAAATAAGAATATTCGTATAAACTGAATATTTATATAAAAAACTTATCTATGTCACTTCATCGTTCATATTTTAGTAAAAATGATACCATATTATATAATTCATACACTAATACGGGTCGGAATCCTGTTGTAGAGTTATTTTATGGTAATGTAGATAACATTATATCGCCTGTAGGTTTTACTCGTTTTATATTCGATGTGGATATTGACGATTTACAAAAAAAAGTTTCTTCAGGTGAAATATCTACTGGGTGTAGTTATAATCTTACCCATAAATTAAAAATGACTAATACTTCATCTTTTGATGAAGAGTTATTAAACGAAAAATGGTCTAACGGTAGAAGAAGAGCCACATCTTTTGATTTAGTCCTATTTAGAATACCCAAAACATCAGGTTCAAGTGGAGACCCTCAAACATGGGACGAGGGTGTAGGTACTGATTATTATGCAGGTCAAGCAAGAAGCAGTACTAATACAGTTTCAGTACAGAATATAATAGAAACTGATAAATCATACTCAAGCCGACCTGTTAATTGGTTTCAGAGAAATACAATTAACAACTGGTCGGAAGAAGGTTTATATAGTAACACTAATTCAGTATCAAATACCCCAGGATTAAATTATTCAGGATTAACGATTATCGATACTCAACATTTTGAGTTTGGTAATGAAGATATTGAATTTGATATGACTAATGAGATAAATAATATAATAACAGGTTCCACAACAGGAACTACAGGGTGGGGAATCGCATTCGTACCTGATGTTGAAAATATATCGGGTCTTACAGAAAATTACTCCGTTGGGTTTTTCTCTCGTCATACTCAAACTTTTTACGAACCGTTCTTAGAAACTTCATATAGTGATTTAATCCAAGACGATAGAAATACCTTCTACGAAAAAAGAAATAATAGGTTATATTTATACTCATTTAAATACGGCAACCCTCAAAGTTTCGACTCAAATCCAACAGTAGACATCTTAGACTCGACAGGGTCCGTTGTAAGTGGTTTTAATGGACTGACAACGTGTCAAATATCTAAAGGGGTGTACGAGGTTAACGTTAGTGGTTTAACGTCCTCTTCGGTCCCCTGTGTCTTTTATGATACATGGAAAGGTATATCCGTTAATGGGGTAGCATTAAATAATGTAGAAAATCAATTTGTTTTACATTCATTATCTGATTTATATCAAATAGGGATGGAAGATAATGAACCTAAGATATATGGATTTGATTTTTACGGGATTAAACAAGATGAAAAAATACTAAACACAGATATTAGAAAAGTTAATGTAGTGTTGAAAAAGGCATATACCACAAAAGAGGTATTAACACACGTTGACGCTTACTATAGAATATACGTAAGAGAAGGGATGACCGAGGTACAAGTTCAAGATTGGACCTCTATTAATAGAACATCTAGCGGATATTATTTCATATTCGATACCAAAGATAAGATACCTAATGAATATTTCATAGACATAAAAGTTATTACTGACAGAGAGGTTAATACCTATAAACGAGAATTACAATTTCAAATAGTTAACAAAAAATGAAAATTATTAAATTAACAGAAGGAGATTTAGTTGAAATGATACAACAAGTTATTTCCGAAAAAAAGAAAAAATCTAAAAAGAAGAAGTCTAAAAAGAAAGATACGACTTTATGCTCTCGCGGTATTAACGCAGCAAAATCCAAGTATGAGGTTTACCCCTCAGCATATGCTAATGGCTATGCCGTACAAGTATGTAAAGGAACTATGCCTGGATTAGACGGTAAGAAAAAATGTTCAGGAAATTATTGTTAGTGTATAAATAAAACTTATATTTGTAAAAACATTTTGAAAATGAATCGTGTTAACTACAGAACTTATCAACTATTAAAAGAAGACAAATTAATCTTAGAAACTGAAGCGGCCACCTTTGATAGGGCTGTTGATTACTTTTGTGATATACATCCTAACGCATACATGGATAAGTCTTATACTTTTAAAGTCGCCCCCATTAAGTACGGGTATTAATATTCCTCTATAAGGATTTTAAGGTCCATACTCCCCTTAATAACTCTGTGGAAGGTCTCCTTAGGTATTTCAAATTTAACACCCTTTTTAAGGGGTGTAGGTAACTCGTTGTCCATTTGAAAGTACCAGTCCGTATCCTCTAATACTTCCACTATCCGATTTTCTTTATCTCTATGCCAAACGAGCTCTTTCTCAGAGACATCTGAAGAAAAAACTCGTTTGAATTTATTATCTGTAACGTTTTCTTGGGTGTATACCATTACCAAAATCTACCTGATACATTCTTACCAAAATCTTTATGGGCTCTACACGCCCAATATCCGGCCTTTGTTTTATCTTTTTTCTTTTCACATCTGTGTCTAGCGGCAAATGATTTTCTCGCTGCAGGGTCATTCCATTTAGCTGTCATTACAGGAGAACCATAACTTACCTTTTTTACGTTACCTGATTTAGGATTTCTTACGTAAACATACCATTTTTTTGAACCTCCAGACTTAGGTTTATTTAAACTTACTTTCTTACCTTTATATTCAGCTTCATTTAAATTTACATATTCAAAAGGGAAATCTAAAGCTACGGTATCCCCATTAATTAATTTAACAAAAGTACCAACCTCAGACTCTAAAATCTCAGTGTCAAAATCATTAAAACGATATCCATTACCATGTAATTGCCTAGCCTCATTTACAATCTCAAAATACTTTTCACTACCATGTCTAAAAATATTATCGGTTATTGATAAGTTATTATCGATGTGATATTTCATTTCTTCTGAAATAATATTTTTTTCTATTATTTTTTTATTAATAGATTCTTTTATTATTTTTTTAAGATACATAGATTCGTTTTTTGATTTTTTATTTTTATGATTTTTAATTTTAATTCTTGTTGGTTTTTGTCCTTTACCTGATTGTGGGTCTTTCTTTTCTTTTTCTCTTTTTCTTCTGCAAGCCGAGTCTTTTGCAGATTGTGACATTTTACCTGCGACACCCGCAGCTCTACATACGGGATATCCCCCTTTATCAGAATCTTTTCTACCGCAAGATGGGTGACCACCCCCCTTCTTTTTTTTGCAGATGTTAACCCATGGTCCCTTTGGTTGTTTGGACCCCTTCTTTTTTTTCTTTTTTCCGAACCATACGGCCAAGTCTTCAGATAAAATATATGTATCCATATTTACTTTATTAAGTTTTTTAATAAATATTAGTAAAAAAGGAATTAGTATGGAAAATGAAAATCAAAATGTAAATACTCTATTTAACGCTATTAATTACAGAGAACCTCACGAGTTAAATAAATTTATAGACGAAATGAATTTAGACCAAGCATTATTTTGTTTAGTACATGCCGCTAGATACGCACATAATAAAGGTATATACGGTATAGAGGAGTCTGAAGTAGTATCAAAAGCAATTAGAGCGTTAACTACTCCACAACCTTTATCAGAGGACGAAAAAAATGACGAAGAACCAACTGTCGAGTAAAATCATAGAACTGCAATCAGAGATTACAACTGCAATTTTAAAAGGTCATAAATCTAATGATGATGATATTTTTAATTCACATAGAATAGAGTTAATGATATTACGTTGTATGTTATATGGTGAAGATTCTAAAATTTGTAAAACAGAAAAGTCTAATTGTAGAAGTTGTAAAAAATAAAAAAGGGAACCTAATTGGTTCCCTTTTTCTTTTTACTATTAAGATATATATTATCTTAATTCTTTTAAGTCAAATGTTCTAACACCATCAACTGTAATCTTACCGTAGAAACGGTTGTTCACCATCTTCTTAGCGTATCTAGTCATGATACCCTTAATTGGTGTAAAGTTGAATGGGTTATACATTGTAGGTGTTAACTGAAGCGGTACATACGGTGCATATACATATCCAGTATCAAGTAATGATGAACCTTTGTGTCCCAACAATACTGTGTTTGGTGGGAAGTAAGGGTCACGGTAAACTTGATATCTACCTGACAATGTTCCAACTCTTTCAATACCCATGTTATACTGGTCCTGGTCAGGAGCCGCGTTTGAAACGTGGAAGTACTCAAGGTCGTCAAAAATAGCAGAAATTTCAGAAGAAACAACAACCCAATTTGCACCACCTCTTAAAGTTGACTTATGGATTTGAGCTGAAATCTGATTGATTGCTGTAATCAATGTTTGATTCCAATCCTTTTGGTTATAGTTTACAGAACCGTTAGAAATTCTTCTCCAACCGTTGTAATCCCATCTTAAGCTCCACGCCGCACCTTTTCTTAAGTCTCTTAAGATTTCACGGTCAATCTCAGCTGCAACTTGCTCTGACAACAGTGCTGTCAATTCAGCTTCAGCATCAATATTATGGAATGCAGATACGTCTTGTGCGAGTTCTGGTGACCATTGTGCTCTTAACTTTCTTTCTGTAACAGAAACAGTAACAGCGTCAAGGTCGAATGAAACCTCACCAATCTTATCTTCAAACTCAAGACTTTCATAAACTCTGTGATAAGACTCAAAAGTATCTCCTGATGCGATAGTAGTTCCGGTATAACCATCGATTGAACAGTTTGGACATCCTACAACAGGTGTTGAGAAGTCTAACTCTAAATAGATTTTACCTGTGACATCACAGATATCTTCGTATCTTCCACCAGGACCAGGATGAGAACCTGAATAGAAAGTAGTTTTTTGCTCACTACCATACTGTACAATACCTTTACCGTACTTTTGAGTAACTACTCTAAAGTTATAATACACATCGGGTGCAGCACTTTCATAAGTTTCTAATGAAGCTAAGAAATCTTCAGTATCCATTTCATTTCCATCGGGTCCGATTAATTTACCAGCTCCTGATGAACTAAATCCTGATAACATAAAGATTAATGACCTAACGTTACCATCTGCCGCTGGGTTACCAGGGCTACCTGCCGCAGCACCTAAAGCTAATCCCAAAGTAGTACCAACTAATTCACCGTTAGACCATACTGCAGGTACTAAGGTATTAGTTTGAGCACTCCACTGACCTTTTGAATAATCAAATAATCCTGCGGGGTCAGAGTTTGGTGTACTTCCTTCATAAAATCTGTCATAAAGGTTAGTTCCTGAATCGTATCCAGCCGATGGGTCTGACTCGTTATTACCAGGTGCTCCGAATGGTTGTCTGTGTGAACCAGCTCCTTGAGCACCTTCTTGGATTTTTGGTACAAAGTAAAATAACTTACCGATAGGTAAATTCATCGCTTGAACAGAAACGATATCGTTAGCCAATAACTTAGAGAATACTCTTCTGATGATTGGAAAAACAACAGTTTCAAATGAACCTGAACTGTCTGAAGATGATGCTTCGTTTATCAAATGTGACGCTTGGTTTTCATACAATTGCGCCATGTTTTCTTTAATGTGTCCTTTAAGACCGTCGAGGAACCCTAATTTGTCCCACTTATTGATTGTGTCCTCCTTGATAACTTTTAAGTGCTTAAGACCAATGTTACCAACTAGACCTGATTCTAATAATGCTCCCATTTTAATATTTTTTTTTGGAATTTTTATTTTTATTATAATTTACCCATTAAATCTTTCATTCTTAAGAACTGTGGATTTTCATAGGTTTTGCTCTCGATTAAGTTATTCGCAGAACCATTAGATGGTGATTTTTGAACTTTAGATTGTACTGATTCAGTAACAACCGACTGTGCTTTTCCACCTAAGTCTTCTTTGAGTGACTTATAAAGAGACTTTGACTCTTTAATAGTTTCGACACCATCGAAACGTCTTAGTATATTTATTTTTTCTTTCTTTGTCGTAGTGTGTTCAGTGAACAAACGAGTAGCGTAAGCTAAGTTAGAATTGAAAACTGCAACCTCGTTAAGTTTTTCTTTAAAGATGTTAAGTGCCTTACGGTACTCTTCATTCTTTTCTCTTAACTGTGTAATTTCTTTATTAACTGACTCGTTTCTTTGTGCGGGTCTCTTAAGAGATTTAGGAAAGTTAGCAGGTTTTTTATTAGTCATTCTACCGTTAACATTAGAACGAGCTGAACCTTCGTTAGCTTCGTAATCTCTGTGGGACCTAGACTCATCGCCTTTGTTTCCACCATACTTACCTTCGTTAGCTTCGTAATCTCTGTGGGACCTAGACTCATCGCCTTTGTTTCCACCATACTTACCTTCGTTAGCTTCGTAATCTCTGTGGGACCTAGACTCATCGCCTTTGTTTCCACCATACTTACCTTCGTTAGCTTCGTAATCTCTGTGGGACCTAGACTCATCGCCTTTGTTTCCACCATACTTACCTTCGTAATTTTCCTCTTTGTGATGTTCTTCAGAATCATAGTGTGCGTCTTTTTTCAACTTCTCAATTTGTGAGTAGTCGTCCTCAGCCGAGTCACCATAATAGTTTCCGTCATCTTCTCCGATTTCTAATTCGACATCTTCTTCACCAATCTCAATTTCATACACGACTTCCTCCTCTTCCATTTCTGCAAGAGCTTCTTCTTTATCTTCAGATTCTAAACGAATCTCATATTCTACATCTGCTTCATCATCTTTTAAATTAATACCCTCTTCGTCTTGTGTGACAATGACACCGTCATCTTCACCCATAGCCTTAAAGACCTTTAAAATTTCGTCATCGGAAGCACCTGTTAAATCAAGTGGTAATAGAACTTCTTCTTCATCATCGACTTCTAAATCATCACCAGGTAAATCAGTCATTAACATTTCCTCATCACCTAAGTCTAACTCTTCGTCGTTATCAGAGTCCATTTCAATATCTCCAAGAACTAAATCTTCAAGACCTTCAATATCATCCTCTCCATCATCATCCACATCAATGTCTAAATCAAGAACTTCTTCTTGTTCTGACATTTCTGTTTCAGAATTTTTAACCTCTTCTTCTTCGAGAGATTCTTTTACTAATTCACTGATTTCTTCCTTCATAGTAGAAGCAAGTATTCCTTTTGCATTTTCTGTAATGGCTTCTTGTAGATTTTCCATCTGCAATAAAGCTTCCTCAACTAGTGTTTTTTTGTCTGCCATTTTATTTTTTTTGCAAAAAAGTTTATTATAGTTTACATATAAATATGCCAATTACTAAAAAAGTGTAATTTTAATAACTAATAGCAAAAAAAAATCGGGATTTTAGTCCCGATTTTAATTTTTAAAATATTATGTTAAAGTATATTATTCGTATACCTCATCAATTTTACTCTCTACACACGCTGTAATTCTCCAGTCATAAACAAAATCTTTAAAATGTTTAGTGACCTTAGCCTCAACATCAGTTACATTATAACCTTTAACTAATTTTTCTTCTCTGATTTTTTTTACCTTACCTGAATTTTCATCAGGAAGGTCATACTGTACTTTAGCAACAAAATATTTTTCGTCCATTTTTATTTTTTTAATAATGTTTAATAACCTAAATAATCGGATAACTTTTTCATTAAGTCAACACTTTTACCTAAACTACCATCTATATTCTGTTCAGTAGCTCTATTCTGTGTCTCCTCTTCAATATTTTCTTCATACTTACCTTTATCGTCTTTATTTAAAAATAAATAAGCTCCGGGTGTTGAAGGTGACGAGACCAAATCAAAACATATTAATTCAAAATCCTCTTGAACTTCATTTCTTTCTCCTTTCTTTACTAGTGAACCTACTCCACGAGAAGATACTCCCATAGTAACCCCTTGTCTCATTAAGTTGGCCGCTTGGTCTCCGGGACAAGATACGACACCTCTTTCATGAAATCCTGGTGAGGTTAGTAATTTAATCTTACCCATAAGAGTGTTACCTTCCCACCACACATCTGTTATAAGATGAGAAACACGGTCTAAATCAATTAAAGACGATTCAGGGTGATTAAGTTCAGATATTGATAATCCCTTTTCAATTGCCTTTTTATAATTATCGGCTTCACGTCTTAATATTTTTTCAGGATATACTCTACCATTTCTATTTGGTGTATCAAATTTCTGTAAAGTCGCATAAAACTCAAAGGGTTTAGAGTGTTCTAGTTGTCCGTAAGATTCTTTAATTACTTTAGAGTTCCTACCATCCTTAGGGTTTATTGACCCAGCATCCCACTCAACTAAAATACCTTTACCTGTATCGTTTGGTCCTAATATTTTCATACTTTTTTTATTATAAATATGTTAGACCAACTCTTTTGTCGATTTACTCTTATGTACTTTGAAATAATTTATCCCTTTTATGTTGTCTTTGTATACCGCTCTAAGTATATCTTTTATTTTTTCCCTCAAGATTAAGGATTTAAAATCTGTAGACTCTTTAACAAATAAGGTTATTTCTAAGTTCATAAAACTTCTTTTACCTTTTTGAATTCCACTACTTCTTAAGTCTAAATCCACTATATTAAATTTCTCAAATACTAAAGGGTCACAAATCTCATGTAATGTCTGTTTTATAGTTTTTTCTAAATAACTTGTCGCTCTATCCCAGTTATCAAATTCTTTTATGGGTTCTACCCATGTCTGTAATACAATATACAGTGATTTTAAATTTTTTGCATCTACCGTCCCATAATAACATTTTATATCGCTAAATAATTTTAGCTGTGATGTTTTTCCTTTTTTCATATTTTAGCATAACTTTAAAAGTTTATTTATTTAAATAAAATATAGTTTAATAATGGTAATATGTCAAAAACATATATTTATATTACATAAAACCGTATAATGTTAATAATAGAGGTAAAAAATAAGAATATTGAATCAGCTTTGAAGAACTATAAATATAAAGTTTATAGAACTAAGCAGATGCAGAAAATCAATGAAAATAAAGAGTATACGAAACCTTCGGTTGAAAGAAGGGAGGAGCGCAAAAAAGCTATCTACGTAAATAAAAAAAGAAACGACCTTTAACTGTTAGAGTACCACTGGTCGAAAATATCCAAATTCTTTCTTATCTCAGCGTCACTAACAGTAGTATTGGACCATTTAAGATATTTTCTGTCTGACATTATTCTTCGACCCCTCTACTCCTTGAAAATTTTTCAAGTGTGGTGAATCCTAGTCCGGCTCCAACAATATACATCATACCATCCCAAACATATTTTTGTAGAGGTATTTCCATAAAGATGTTGGATATAAATGCAACACACATCATGAAAAATGCTATTATAGTAACAAATCTTTTTGATGATTTTTGACCATCGACGTCACCTAATAATGATGTGAAAAATTTTCTCATGAAATAAGTCCACTTTCTAATTGTCTTAATTTATATAAAGACGTTAAACTATTTTCCGACTCATTAATTTTATTAATAGTCTTTTGTAATTTTTCTTTTAATTCGGTATCGGTAGATTCGTTTAGATTATTGTTTAACTTTTCTATTACTGAGTCTTTTGTGTTGGATATTTCCTCTTTTAATGATTTACCGTCTAAAGAAATAAAATACTTTAACTCATTCTTATCCGACTCATTTAATGTGACATACTCATCATTAAATGTTTTAGTTGCAACTTTTAACATAGTTGATAGAGGTAGATTAACTGATGTACTTTCTTTAACTACTATTGTTTTTAATAAATTGTTTTTAATCTTTAATTTAGACTCTAAAAGAGACTCTAAGTTCTTCACAACGTTTTTAGTGTAGATTTGATAATCAATATCGGCATATCTATTATCCACATTTTCTTTTAGTAACCCGTCAATCCATTCACCTAAAGAGTTAATTTTAGTTTGATTATTATTAATTAAATCTCTTAATTGTTCAAATGATTCTGATATGTAATCATCAACTATACTTTCATTTAATCCCTTTTGTGACGATAACTCATCGTATATATAATAAGCCTCAGAAATAGATTTATCACCTATAACGTAATGTTTAAATTCTTTTAAACCTTTTTTAAAAATATCTTTTTTGTAATTTTTTTCAAAAAAAGTTTCGATTTTAGTTTTTATTACTCCAAATGAATTCATGGTATTTTATTTTATAAATATCAATCATTTAGTAATTCGTTCAATTTATCTTCAATTTCACCTAACGACTGTCTTCCTTTAGATAAGTCTAATATAGTTTTTCCATTAATAAAATCATCTTCTAATAATATATCTAAATCTTTATTACTAATAAATCTTTCAGGTGTTAAATCTCCCCCACCTTCGTCACCACCTGCGTCACCACCTGCGTCACCACCTAAATCACCACCTAAATCACCACCTAAATCACCACCTAAATCACCTCCTAAAT